AACGGCAGTTTAAATAAGGCTGATGAAAATGCTCTTGGTAACTGGATGGTTGGGTATTCTGTTTTGGGTGCAGGCTTTGTCATCCCAATTCCATTAATCAACAATATTAGTTTGAGCAATAAAAAAGTTAAAATTTTTACAACAAGTGGCTGGCAGGAATGCACTTCACAACCGGATTTTGTCTCAAAATTTGGGTCTGGCTATAATGTTGTTTATAATAAAGGGCTTCCGGAAAACTTGGAAATTGGCAAAGCATTTTTGTGTCAATTTATTAGTCGTTCATGATATAGACAACTGGAAGCAATTCGAGACAAGCGGTTTTAGTTGGGTGTAGGTGAATCATGATTTAATGTATAATCCAAAAAAATACATTACACAACTTGGTGTTCCTTGCTCAGAGTACATTTCAACATTACCAGACTGAGTATTTAATATGTAATTGCGAGGCATATAATCAAAATACTTATTACCGTTTGTCCATGAAATATTGGTAAATCCAACAAGAAATTTGTAACCATCAACATCAGGAAAACTATATCCATATTGATACATCTGTTGGAAATCAGATATTTGTATCCATGAAGTAGTTGTACCAGACGTTCCAAAATATCCATGCCTAACCGTTATATAATTCTCTAAACTGCCGTTTAAACAAAAATACAGAACGAATGTTCACGTAACTCATAAACAATTTTTATCACAGAAAGGAATTAAAAATCATGGATAAAATTATTTTAGCCAACAAAACAGAATTTGAAATTGCCGATGGGGCAAGCCTTGGAAACATCCAGATCAAAGCCGAGAACTTCGAAGCCATTAAAACGATCACGGATGCTTTTACTGCAGACAACCTTGCAGAAGTGACATTTACACATAATGGCGAAACATCCGGCAAGTACACAGATCTGAAATCCGATGGGTTTACATATATGCCGAACGTGGGCGAGGATGGCACAGAAGATGGTACATATACCGTTACTATCAGGCTGCGGACAAAGACGGAAATGGAAAAGGCAATCGATGAATTGAAAGCCGGGCATGAGTCCAATGCCGGAGCAATTCAGGATCTTGCAGATATGGTAGCAGGAGGTGAAGCATAATGGTTAAATTTTACGTGAGACGTATTCTTATAGACAAGAAAATGACGATTGATGAAGTGCCGATGCGTTGGCGCGCAAAAGTGCAAGAAGAGATTGAAAAACAGCTTTCCGCTTCTCTGCAATGACATTTTCTGTCGAAACTTGCGACCGAAAAATGTTGAAATCATGCATATTGCAGTGATACTATGGACTTGTCCGAAAGGACACTTCAAGTTCTGGCATGGGTGGGGTTTGGCATGGCTCCGCCCATAATTGGGGATTGACTATGCCGAACACACGTTCTATAATATCTGTATCGCTACATAGGGCACATGATTGGGGGTTTTGAAGTTGGGAGAAGAGTACTACAAAAATGAAATTATTAAACTCATTGAAAAATGCGACAATACTAGATGGCTTCGAGCCATATACGTATTTGTAAAAGAACTGTTAAAATAAGAAGAAAGCCAAGGGTTTGCGCATTGCCCTTGGCTTATTTTTATTTCTTCTTTGAAATCATATCAACAAAATCTTCTAGTTTATCCCAGCCATCTTTATCTAGCTGCGCTAGCGCAGAAATCAATTTCTTTTTAAAATTTCCGTCTTCTGATTTCATAACATCTGCAAGCATTTTTGAAATTTGCTCATCTTTTGTTTCCGGCATAAACATTTCTCCGTTTCCGGTGCGAAGCCAATCTTCATTAACGTTGCATTTCTCACATACAAGTTTAATAAATGAATCTGATGGATTCCTTCTTCCGGATTCGTAGCTAGCAATGTTTTCTTTTGATATTCCCAAGTAATTTGCAAATGTTTCCTGCGTTTTCCCATCAGGATTGATTTTTCTTATCTCCTTTAGGCGCTCCTTCATATTAACACCTCCTTTCAACTTGATTATACAAGTCGCAATCGCAAATGTCAACGACAAAAATTGTACAATGTACAAAAATAACTGTTGACAAAGATTGTACGGAGTACTATTATAAGAATGTACAAAGTACAAAGAAAGGGGTGATAAAGGGTGGAAGAAAAAAGATACCGTCTTTTAGACGAAGAAGGGAAAGTCGCAATCGTAAAGAAAGACAAGGATAGATATATCGGTCTTGATGAATTAGCGCAGCACATAGCAATGAATATCGTTGATGATTACCAAAGTATTTTGGACGGCGATAAGAAAATTGAAGATACAAACATTGAATTATCTGTCAAAGTTCTTACCGCCATTTTTCCGGTCATTAAAACATGTTAGAAATGTTTTATGTTACGGAATGGGTTTTCTGCCACCTCTACGCTGGATAATTGATTTTCTTCTTTGGGTAGAGATTCTTTGATTTCTTCACGGTATTGGTCGTACTTGGTTTTGAAATCATTGAAAGAATCATTGCATCCACAGATTTTAGCGATAGCGTAGGCAGATACATATTCATTGTTCAAAAATTCACCTCCCTTATTTGATGATAAGGGAATTATACCACAGAAAGGAAGTGAAAGTATGGATAATTTGGTACACATTGGAAATGCGGATATTTCCATCAAAGAGTACAAAGGCGAGCGAGTGGTCACATTTAAGGACATTGACATGGTACATGAAAGACCAGACGGAACAGCGAGAAAAATATTTAACGACAATAAGAAACACTTTATTTTAGGAGAAGATTACTTCGTCCGAAATTCGGATGAAGCCAAGGGGGAATTTGGTGTAACTGCTCCGAACGGAATGTATCTTTTTACCGAACAGGGCTATCTAATGTTGGCCAAGTCGTTCACGGATGATTTGGCATGGGAAGTACAAAAGAAATTAGTTTCTTCCTATTTTAATGTATATTTTCGGATGCGACTTGAACATTGTAGCAGAGTACGAAATCAGATATTGCGCATGAAAGGAAGTGATTGTATGAGCGAAAAGGAAAAGCGAGTTGTCGAAAAACTTCGTGATGCCATTCCGAATATGACAGATTTTCAGAAAGGATATGTTCTTGGAATGGTAGAGAGTTCTGCTTCGAAACATAGTGAGCAGGGTGAGAAAAACGAAACGCATAATGGAAAGGAGAATTAAAATGAGCAATTTTGAATTTCAGAAAGTTAATTCAAGGGTAATTCGTAGCGGTGACAACTATTTGGCAAAGGTTGACTCTGCGGAAAGTTTTTCAAGCATTTTCGTTGACGAGGAAACAACATATGGGGTTTCTGTAAGAGATGCACAGATGCAGACAGGAGATTCGACTTACACACCTGCAATGGCTTTTACATATTCCATGGAAGATGGTTCCGTGCGTTTTATAGATGTTGTTGTATGTCCGTTACTCGGAACGTTTGTTTCTGATTGGTACTAAATTATAAAGTGGCAGAAAGGGGCATGAATGAAAAAAGTAATCCAATTCATCATAGGTGCGGTCGCAATGGAATATTCCTTAGTTGCCGCGTGCTATATGGATAGTGAGGGCGCGGTCGGGGATGTGTCGGCTACTAAATTTGTAGCCGGTGCGGTAATTGCGGCAATCATGTATTACTGGTCGGAAGTAGACCGGAAGAGAGCTGAACTCGACAAGCGAATTAAGAGAAAACGCAGAATGAGAGAGGATGCATGGTAAGCGTTGTGTATATAAGTGGTACGAGATGTTCCACGAAAGAAAAGCGTATGCTTGCTGAACTTTTGGCATGGAAACGAAAGAAACAGAATGATAAAGAGAATTTTGAAAAGGTTCTTGAAAGAGAAATGGAAAGGAGAAGCAATGGAGAACAAAATAACACTGATCGGTGATGTTGTATCAGCACCAAGGGAAAGCCATAAATCAAACGGTAAGAAATTTTATAAATTTTTCATCGGAGTTGAAAGAAGAAGCGGAGTTGCAGATATACTTCCGGTACTGTTTGATGAAAAAATCAGCGATACAGGAATCAGCGGAACGGTATATGTCAGTGGGAAGATAATTACCCGGCACGTAAAAACAGGTGCAGGAAAAGCAAATCTTACATATGTTATGGCTGATACAATCACAAAACCAGGGGATGATAGCCCTTTGAATAGCCCTTTGAATGAAGTAAGCCTTGACGGAATTATCGAGGAAAAGCAGCTTAGAGAAACACCACTTGGTCGTAAAATCTGTGATGTGAAACTCAAAAACATAAGAGAAAACGGAAAAGAGGATTTAATCACTTGTATCGCATGGGGAAAGTGTGCAGAATATACAAACTCGCTTGCTTTAGGTGATGCGGTAAGCACATACGGAAGATTGCAGAGCCGGAGATATAAGAAAACGTGTAAAGATGGTCGTGTTGTGGAAAAAGTTACATATGAGTTGTCAATAAAAGGAATCGTGGGGGTGTAATAATGCGAATGATTTTAAAATCGTTACATATTGAAAATTTCAAAGGTGTAAAGGATAAGACATACGAATTCGGAAAGACAACAAGGGTTTCCGGCATGAACCGGAGAGGAAAGACCACAATCGGGGCGGCATGGTACTGGCTGATGTCTGATAAGAACTATGAGCTTGTCAGCAATCCAAACATTAGACCGGACAATGTAGAAGATTGCATTCCGACCGTTACTGCAGATGTTGATGTAAGTGGAAAAGAAATCACTCTTTCCAAGATGCAGAAGCGAAAAGTCGGAAAGCCGGATAAAAATGGAGTTTCGAAAATTACAATCACAAATACATATGAGATTAATTCTGTGCCTAAGACAGAACGTGATTTTAAGGCATATCTGGAAGAATTAGGGTTTGAGTTTGATAAATTCCTCATTTGTTCGCACCCGAATGTGTTCACTAAGGATTTGTCGTTAAAGAAAAAACAGGATGAAATGCGCAAATATTTATTCACTATGGCAAGCGAAAAAACAGATTTAGAGATTGCACAAATGGATAAAGAAACTGCCGATGTTGCAAAACTACTTGAATCTTATAAATTCGAGGAAATTGAAGCCATGAATAACGCTTCCAAGAAGAAAGCAGTTGAACAGTTAGATGCGATTCCTAATCAGATTATCGGTCTGGAGAAAGCAAAAGTTGATGTAGATGTGGCAGAGCAGGAGTTGTTAAAAGCCGATTTAGAGAGAAAGATTGAAGCCCTTGAAGATTTAATGGCGAAATCTGATGTGCGGATTGATGAAATGCGCAGCGAAGAAATGCATTGTCAGTTTGAAATGTCAGCTATCGCGCAGACCATGAATAACGAACTTTCAAGTAAGAAACGTGAGATCGAAAATCATAAATACGACCACGAACGGAAGTTGCAGGATGTTCGTTCATCAATCAAAAAAGCGCAGGATTCCATTGAAAGCAATAAGAAATCAATTTCTGAACAGACTCTTAAGAAAGCTGAACTTGCGAAAAGGTACAAAGAGGAAAAGGAAAAGAAGTTTGACGATTCCAAGTGGGTATTTGACGAATCCACAACGGTTTGCTCGTTATGCGGACAAAGATTGCCGGAAGATAAAATAGAGTCTTTAAGAGCCTATTTTTCGCAGAGAAAGGCGGATGCAATCGAAATATTTAATGAAGAACACGCGAAAACACTTGCTATGATTGTTGATGATGGAAATGCGTGTGCTGAAATGATTAAGAAACTGACCGAGAATAACAAGGAATTGGAAAACACAATTAACACCTTGAAACTTAATGAAGCGGAAGAAATTGATATTATCAAAGGATTTGATGAACAGATTTCTAAGATTCCGGATTCCGCTGATTATATGCAGAACGCGGAATATGCCAAGTTAAAGGCTGGACAGGATAAATTGCTTGCTGATATTGCAGAGTTAGAATCCAAGGGCAAAGATAAGGTGGCTGATTACGCAAAAGCAGATAAAGCAAAATTGAAGAGTCAGCTTGACGAAGTGAATAAGATTATCGCACAGTCTGAAAGCAATGTTCGCATTGATGAACAGATTGCAGATATGCAACATAAACAGAGCGAGTATGGACAAGCAAAGGCAGATGCCGAGAGGATTCTTTATCAGCTCAAAGAAGTTTCAAAACGAAAGAATGAGTTACTTGTTGAAGAAATCAATCAGCATTTCGGTATTGTGCGTTGGAAGTTGTTCGATTTCCAGAAAAACGGAGAATATAAGGAAGTTTGTATTCCTACGGTGCTTGATGAAGAAGCTGGCATTTACAAGGTGTTCGGTGACACGACTAACACTGGCAGGGAAATTGAAGCGAAGATTGATATTTGCAACAGTTTTCAGAAGTTCTTTAATATGTATGTTCCGATTTTCCTTGATGGTGCAGAAAGTATCAATGATGAATATGTACCGGCTGTTGATACACAGTTAATTCTTCTGACAGTATCAGAGGATAAGCAGTTGAAAGTGGAGGGTGTGTAAATGAAAGAAGAATTATTGAAAATAGCATCGGAAAGTTTATCTTCGGATGAAGTAAGTGAAATTGTCAAAGAAAAATTTATGAATGCATTGGGGGGAGCAATCGAAGATGCTTTTCGTTGGGGAGATGCAAAGCATGCCATTGAGGAAAAGGTAAAAGAAGTCATGGTTCCATACATTGAGAGTTATGATTTTTCAGAGTATCTTCCCAAACTTGATTCTGTTTTAACAGAGATTGTTAATTCGGATTTCTGTATTGGAAATAAAAAGATTCTGGAGAATTTTAAAGACCTTATGGTGGAGCCGGAGCAGAAAGAAATCAAACTTACGGATTTGTTCAAGGCATGGATTAAACAATGCGAAAGGGATATTGACACAGAAGATTTAGACATTGATTACGATGATGGCGTTTCTTATCAATCCGTGGAATGTGAAATGCGGTTTGAGCTGGAAGATAAGCCATCATGGAGCAGTGTGCAAAGAGCAGTTATCACATTTGAAAATGAGCATGATGAAAAACTGAATGTTGAAATTCCTGTGTCAAAGCGGATATGGGGCAACGGAAAAGAAGAACCATATACACTTTCTTCCTATAAGGATTTGACGATTTCGTCACTTAGAAACTTGAGTGAATTTGAGGTGCTACTCTTGAGATTATCCAGAGCTGGAACGGCTATCGTTATTGATAAGGAATATGATGACAGTTATATTCAACCGGAAAAAGAACCGGAAGCGGATTTTCACTAAGAAAGCGGGGATATTGAATGTCGAGAATAGGAATCGGAAACAACATCACACAGCCGGATGCACGGTGTATGTCATGCAAGCGTTGGAAGAGTGCAACTAAGAGAGGATTCTTTGATTTTGCGGAATCCGGACATTGTTCTCTTCCGTATTGTGAAAAAGACGCGAAGAATAAAGGAAAGAGAGGGTTTAGAAGATGAAACAGCAGATTACCGAGGAAATGAAAATCCAGAATGAATGGTACAAAGAAGCGAAAAAACAGACTGTGGAAACACTTCCGGAATTTGTAAGGCATTTAACAGAAGACTATTCGCATGATTATGGAACTATTTGCCACGCAGTTGCGGCAGCAGGAATAGCAGCCATGTACGCGGTTAACAATTCTCCGACAGGTGGAATTCCCGGATTTCAAGCAGGATGCCTTATGTGGAAGGCTATTAGAGAATGGAACTTTCAGAACAATAAGACAGGGTTGAAAATTCTTGATTATGACAATATTCTTTATCCGCAGTATAAAGCTTCTTTTATATCTATAAGTAGTGAAATTTGGGAATCTGTCAAGAAAGAAGCTCAAAACAAAATTAACCAGAATAACGATAAAGTGGAAAAATGGAAGGTTGCCCATGATAAATGGGTTGTTGATATGGAGAAGTTTAAAGTAGACGTTGTGGAATGGCAGAAACAGCATCCGGAATACCCGACATATGAGGACAATCCAAAATTCTATGAGCATCTTGGCTTTGGAACCGAGAAAGAATGGGATGAAGAAACCGAGAAACAGGAGAGCGGATTTATGTTTGCTCCAACGGAACCATGCAATCCAAGTGCTAGTCCAAATGTTATTACACATTGGCAATCTATTGTTAATGGAAACGTTCCATTTGGTTTGAAAATTGAGGAGGAATGATAAATGCAGTATATCAAAGCGAAATTCCCAAACAGCACAAGAAGCTACGTGTATCGCACCGAGGATAATGTAAAAGCCGGTGACACGGTTGTAAATGCCAAAGGTGCAAAGCTGACTGTTACGGATGAAACCGTGGATATGAAGTGGGTAGAAACCTACGGTGCTGATAAGATGGCGGTTGTGAAGAAATATGAAGAAAGTGAGGGATGTGCATGAAGCTGATTAGCAATGCAAAATTTGGAGAACCGGTGGAAAGCGGAACGATTTTCAGAACTCAAAGCCACGGAATCGACATTTGCATACATAAAATTTGCGGTTGCGGAAATGTGTTGTATCTTAATTGCAGCGAATTGGGAATTGATAACCTACGGCTTAAAAGCGAAAATCTTTTCCGTGGTATGGATGAAGCAAAGGAAATTCTCAAGAAACAATTAGAACTGTTAAATGAGCGGTTCAATAATTTTTATGAGGATAACGATGTTAAGATTTTAAGATATTAAGAAAGCGAGGAATAGAAATGATTAAATCAGATTTTGGAACAATAGAAGTAAATGGAAGAGAGCCGGTTATCATGGCTGAATTTATAACTCTTTTAGCAGCATTAAGGAATGCTCTCGGAGAGGAGAAATACAACCGTGCTTTGCAGAGAGCAAATGATAGTGTGGAGTCCAAGAAAGACACAGAAACATTGAAAAATGAAGAAAAAGAACGCATGGCAGAAGTTATCAAAGCTATTTTTAGTGAAATGGAGGATAAGTAATTATGGCAGAAAACAACAGTTTAGAGGTACAGAAAGTCAACACTGCGGTCAGCCAGTGGACTAATTCAATCACGAATCTTGTTACAAAAGATTTCGAGTTATGCGGTGTGCCGTATGATGATTATTCAAAGCAGTGCGCCATGTCAGCTATGACAAGCATTTATCATCTTGTTAAGGATAGCGATAAAATCAAGGATTTAAACGGACTTGATACATCGAATCTGCGAGAGGTTGTCGGTCAGTGCGCAAGCCTTAAACTCAATGCTAATGCAGTGCCGAGAGAGTGCTATTTCCAGCTTAGAACAAAGAAGTCCGGAGACAACTATGTGCAGGTTGTAGAAATGGGAATTGAGGGAGACGGCAACGATGCATTACTTCGTAACTATGGAGAAAATGTAGATACCGTATATCCTTGTTGGCTTGTTAAAGACGGTGACGAGTTTTCATATCCAAAGCATAAGGGTATCGAAATGACACCGCCGGAATGGGAAGAAATGGGACGATCACAGAAGGTTGTCCGTGTTGTTTATCCTCTGAAATTAAAGGACGGCACATTTCAGTATCTGATCGCAGAGAGAGACGGTGTAAAGGTTAATCTGTTTGCTCATGTGCGCAACAATCTGATGAATGAGACTTTCGGAATTTGTCAGAATCGTTACAAGGCATCAGCCGAGCAGTTGAGCAAAATCAAGGCTAAGAAAGAGGAGATTTTCGATGCTTTGAGAAAATGCGCAACCGTTGATGAAATGTTGGAATGTGAAGTTGCAAAGCCTTATATCAGCGCGGCATGGCTCGACACACCGGAATCAATGATTGTTCGTAAAATGCGTAACAATGCAATCAAGAAGTATCGCAAGGACTTTAACAGTATGGCAAAGCAGTCATTCAATCAGCTTGATGAAACCTATGTGCAGACGCAGGAAGAAATTGCAGAGAACGCCAATTCCGAACCGTTTGTCGTAACTGAATCCGAAGCAACCGAAAGTGCAGCAGTTGAGCCGGAGAAAGTAGCCGGAGAAGTCGTTGAGAATGACGAGAATGTACCGGACTTTATGAAAGATTAGGAGGTTGCCATGAGAGTTATATCACAGGACGGAGCACTTGATATTCCGTATGAGCAAGTAGTTATTCAGAGGTTTAATGGAGAAATCTATTTTTTGAACAAGAACCTTACAGGGATAGATGATCTTGTCAGTGACATTGTTATTGCTAAATACTCCACCGAAGAAAAAGCAAAGAAAGCCATGGAAGAATTGAGATATACCTATATGTGTCACAGCCTTGTAAAGATGGGGCAGACACAGCCAGATGGAATTGACGAAAATATTGACGAAAAACTCACTATGGGTTTGAGCGGAGTATTTCACTTTCCGGCAGAGGAAGAATTGGAGTAGGGTATGGATAATTTAACAAGATACACCGCAGACGATGAAGTACCGAATTGTGGACGATGTGAACACATCAATGATTCTAATGAATGGTGTATGCAAAATTGCGGCGGAGCAAATGGCTGGAGCGGCTATTTGAGATATGGAGAAAGCGAGGTGACAAAAGATTGAAACTTAGAGTTTTGGGCTCAAGCAGTTCCGGAAACTCATACGCCTTGATTTCAGACAGTGGCGAAATCCTTGCCATTGAAGCAGGTGTGAAATTTATGGACTTTAAGAAAATGATTGATTGGAAAATAGCAAATGTTTCCGGATGCATTGTGAGCCACGAACACGGAGACCATGCACGATACATAAAAGATTTCATGAAATCCGGAATTCCGGTTTATACGGCATTTGAAACGCAGACAGCACTTGAAACCATAACCGGAGAACGTACAATAGCCATTCCACCGCGCAGAACACGGCAAATCGGCAGTTTTACGGTAACACCATTCAATGTACCGCATGATACGGAAATCGAGTGTTATGGCTATTTAATCGAGCATGAGGAAATGGGTAAGCTGCTATTCCTAACCGACTTGGAATATTGCAGATATGACTTTTCCAACATGAAGGTTGAGCATATCATGGTTGAAGCCAATTATAGCATGGACTTGGTAGACCGGAATGAACCGAACTATGAACACCGTTTGCGAGGTCATATGAGCCTTTATACGGCACTTAAATTTATTCAGAAGAACGACAACCCAGCTTTACGAAATGTCGTTTTAATACACTTATCGGACACAAGCGGAGATCCCGCGTTATTCCTACAACGAACGAAAAAAACAATTAAATATGGAGCAAATGTTTATGTTGCAGAAAAAGGGCTAGAGGTTGATATGAACCTTTGTCCGTTCTGAAAGGAGAAAGCATGAAAAAAAGGAACAAAGTGCAGAGTTATTAGTGATAGTCATGGTTTTTTTAAAACGGGAGAAATCGTTGTTGCATTAGAAACCGATGATGTGCCATATTGCGCAAAAGAATCGGCATATTCTCCGGAAAAAACACATATCAGTTATGAATCAAGCGAGTACAACCCTTTAAAGGAGAGTGAACTTGAAGTGATTGAAGAATAAATCGGTTGAAACACCGGCTGAAAAGCGAAAGAAACCATTCTAACGCATGGAGAATAATAGTTATCACAAGCTTATTGAAAGCCATGTTTTGGCGGTGCGTTTACCGCACCGCCCTTACAAAAGATTGGAGGTAAAAATTGAAATTATGTGAATACTGTATGGCTGAATTTGAGCCGAAGCGACCAGATCAAAAATACTGTAGACCCAAATGTGCAAGAAGATACGCACAGTTTAAAAATTTTAAAAAGGCTGGAAGAACTGTGTATACAAGAATATGCCCGAAATGTGGCAGGCTGTTTATGACGATAGATGAACGCAAAGTTGATTGCCAAGACTGCATCGGCATTGACATTAAAGAACGATTGAGAAAGCCAAAGAAAAAGGATGATGCAATCAAGGCTGTGAATCATATGGCACGCGCTTCCGGAATGAGTTACGGAAAGTTTGTGGCTCAAATGAGCATGGAGCCATTGGAGAGGAAGTGAATGAGTTGGATTATAAGAAATTTAGACAGGCAAAAGCGATAGAAGCCAAGAACAAGCAGAAATGGCTTGCATTGAATCCAATGCTTGATGAATCAAGCGGAATTTATATTTTGACAAGGCAGGACGAAAATGGGTTTAGATATGCATATGTGGGACAGGCAAAGCGTATTTTAACCAGATTATCGCAACACCTTTCAGGGTATCAGCACATAGACCTTAGCTTGAAGTCTCACGGACTTTATTCAGAGGATAATCCGTATGGATGGAATGTAGGATCAGTACATTGCCCGATAGATAAACTTGATGAATGTGAGCAGTATTATATTAAGTATTGCGCAGACAAAGGTTATCAGCTTCGCAACAAAACAAGCGGAAGCCAAGGAGCAGGAAAATCACAGATTGCAGATTACCGTCCGGCAAAAGGCTATTATGACGGCATTAAACAAGGCAAAAAGAGTCTTGCCAAGGAATTATCGCATATCGCTGAAAAGCACCTCGAAATCCGCTTGAAGCCGGAGAAACAGGGTAACAAAGTTTCTGAAAAACAGTATGAGAAGTTTATGGCTTTGATTTCTGAAAATACATATGAGGAGAGTGATTAAATGGCAGAAGTCAAGTGGATTAAAATCACAACAGATGTCTTTGATGATGAAAAGATTCTGCTGATTGAGAGTATGCCGAGTGCGGATAGCATCATTACGATTTGGTTCAAACTTCTTATTCTTGCTGGAAAGCAGAATAACAACGGTGTGTTTATGATGAGCAACAAGTTACCGTTCACGGATGAAATGCTTGCCACCATTTTTCGCAGAGATTTGAATACGGTAAGGCTTGCGCTTAAGACATTTGAAGAATTTGGAATGATTGAAGTTGTTGATAATGTGATAACGATTCCGAATTGGAATAAGCATCAAACGCTTGACGCTTATGAGAAGAAAAAGGAGCGTGACAGGATTTATCAACAGAATCGTAGAAAGAAGCAGAAAAACCTAATTGAGCAAAAATCGCCCGATAAATCGTCTGATGTCGCTGTTTCAGATAAAGAAGAAGAAAAAGAAGAAGATAAAGAGAAAGAAAATATAAAAGAAAATTCGCTGTCGACCAATTCCGGAGATTTGTTTGACTTTGACGATGCATGGAAAAAGACTTTTAATATATACCCCAAGAAAACAGCGTACAGTACCTCTAAAACAGCTTGGATGGATAAAGTGCTAGAAGTTATCGAAGAGAACCAACCGGACATTGCACGGCTGTTATACAAAGCCACAGAGGCATATTTGAGTGACTATCAAGAAAAGAACCCGGACGATACGGATTTTCGGTACATTCCAAAATATGTTGATTGGCTGAAAAATGATTGCGACTATTGGTTGCAGATCGCAGAGAAACGAGGTGATTGCAGTTGACAGAAGCAGAATTTGGAGTGATCGGGTGCGTACTGATTGACAATGATGTGCTAAATAGCATCTGGCGGACGCTGAAACCGGAAATGTTTAGTTCGGATTTCGCGCAGGACACATACAAGGAAATGCTTGCAATGTATGACAGGGATGAAAGTATTGACCCAATGTCTTTATCAATGGCACTTGAGAACCACAAATACACCCAGGAGCAGATTAGCGAATTGATGAAATCCTGTATTACCGGAACAATCACTTCAACCATGGTTAAAAGTTATGCCGATGCGGTTGCGAAAGAATACAAAGTAAGAACGGTTCGTGACATGTATCAGAAATCCAGCTTAAAGCCGTGCGACATTGATGATACAATCAGCGATCTTCTTACAAGACTTGAACATTTGCAAGAGGGCAAGGAAGTAAAGTTAAAGCCAATTAAGCAGATTTCAGTTGAGAATAAAGACAAATATTTCAACGAAAGTGTCGGAGAGGGCGGTATAAAAATCGGGTTATCGCAACTTGATGATGCGCTTGGAGACCTTGAACGCGGTGATGTAACAGTAATTGCTGCAAGACCGGCAGTCGGAAAATCCGCACTCACAACGCAGATTATCGGGAATATGGCAAAAAAGGGACTTAAAGTCGCATATTTCAACTTGGAGATGAGTGATAAACAGGTATATGAACGATTTATTTCAAGACTTGCGGAAATCGGCTTAACGAGAATCAGAAGGGCAAAAGCGTTTCTCGGTGATGAACAGGAAAAATTTAACCAAGCAAATGAAGAAATGAGTAATTATCAATTATGGGTTGCGTCCGGCACTGTATCTCCAAGAGAGATAAAGTCAGAATGTAGACACCAAAATTTTGATGTTATCGTTGTTGACTATCTACAATTGCTTATGCCGGATAACAGATATTCTGGAAGAAATGAAGAAGTAGCATCAATTTCAAGAGGTTTAAAATCGGTTGCAAGAGACTTAAATACACATGTGATAGCACTTTCACAGATAACAAGAGCTTCCGAAAGCAGAGACACAAAAGAGCCTACCATGGCAGAATTGAGGGAGTCCGGGGCAATCGAACAGGATGCGTCAAACATAATTATGCTGTGGAATCTGTCAGACAATGACAAGGGAGCCAAGGGTGTAAAAATCGAGAAGAACAGACAGGGAATGACGATGCGTGAAGCAATGGAGTTTGACGGAGATCACATGAAGTTTGTTGAAATCGAAAAACCACTTGATGATGTCGTTGCGGAAATCAAAAAGAAAGAACGCGGGGACGGATTCAAGCCATACAATGGCGATTGTCCGTTTTAGAGGTAGTAGTTATGGCAAGTGCAAAGATCGAAAAGGGTTCGGAAGAATGGCAAGTATTTATGGATTATTGGCAATTCATTCAGAAATACTATTCACCGGACAACACTGATTCTTGGTGGGATGAAGTTGTAAAAGCCGGAGAATCATTGATAAACAAATATAAAGGCATGGAGATTCAAGAGCGTGCAAGACAGCTTGTATTGAGCCATTTTGCATGGTTGGAAATCACATACAGAAAGGAGAAATCAAAGAAATGAGCAATGCGTTGAGACGGAATAAAAAGCCAACATTTTACACAAAACAGGAAATGCGGATTATCGGGCGAAATGATTTTGAAAAGAGAAATGCTGATAAGGTTATAGCAAAATCATACAAAGATTTTGTCGTGATTGGGTACATAATTCTGCATGACAAATTCGGTTTCGGACAGGCAAGAATCATCCGGTTGCAGGATTTTTTGAAATTCTACCTAGATGAAGCAGCATCCGGTGGAAATACCGGAAAGGACTTGTCTGTTTATCTGAAAAGTAAATACGGAATCGACATCAAAGAGGAAGTCGGAAAAATTCCGCAAAGACAGTTAATGAACATGTATGCAAAGAAAGGTTTCTGTATCGAGCGTGAAGCATACAGGCTTTCCAGCGCATCGTTGTTTAACTATTTTGCACTGACACTTACGATTCTAAAAAAGGAGTTTAAGATAACAGCGAAACAGTTGCAGTATTTCACGGACAAATTTATTGACTACATCGACACATTGGCTAATTACAAGCAGTTCCAGTTGACGGTGCCGATGATAGCACAGAGTTTGGCGGATGAGATTAAGTTTGTATGCGATTTGGAGGTTTAATATGACGAATAAAGAAAAATATAGGAATGAGATCATAGAACTTGCGGTAAACACAGGAAAGTTAGTATTAAAAAATGGAGAGCCTGCACTTTGCAGAGAAACTAAATGTGAAGAGTGTGATTTTTATGAATCAGATTCGTGCAAAGGAAGTACGTATAATTTTCGCGAGTTGCTTAATTCGGAGTATGTTGAGCCGCCTGTTGATTGGACTAAAGTTCCGGTCGATACGCCGATTTTGGTAAGAGATAGCGAAGAAGATGCGTGGAGAAAAAGACATTTTGCAAAAATCAAAAACGGAACGGTGTTTGCATGGCGCGGTAGTGCAACATCTTGGAGTGCGCGTGGAAGTAGCGATATAAGAGCTTGGAAAATGGCAAAGTTGGCAGAAAGTGAGGAATAGGATGGAGAGATTAACAGAAAGCAATCCATCATGGATAGATGATGAATTATGGGAAAGGGCTTGCGAGCCAGACTGTGAAGAAATAGACGCAGTATATCGAAAACTCAAAGATTATGAGGACTTAGAGGAACAGGGCAGACTTATCAAGTTGCCTTGCAAGGTGGGAGATACAGTATATGCAATTGGATTTAATAATAATAAACCAATTATTTATGAATCGGTTGTATTAAGCATACTGATTACTGAAAAAGAAATTGCTTTCAATGTAAAAGTTGATGAATTTGGAATCAATTCGAAGTTAAAACAATCTATGTTTGATAAAACAGTATTCCTCGCAAAATCCGCAGCAGAAGCAAAACTGAAAGAATTGAGAGGTGAAGAAAATGAAAGTAGTAATTGACATACCTAACGATTTCACAGGAGATTATATTGTTGACAAATTCAAAGATTTCTTTTCAAGGGTCATTGCGGATATTGATTGTAAAGGTATGTGTGGCAGATATGAGAAAGAAATTGCTGAAATGTTTTTAAAAGCATTTGATGATAGCGAAGAAAAGATTCCTTGTAAATGTCAGTACAACAGCAATTCAATAGATAATGAGCCTTGTTGCAAATGTAATAGAAAAGTTTCAGAAAACAATGATACAAAAAACAAAGTTACATCTCTTGAAATTATCGTAAGGATGATAGACAACAAGCCATATTACGAAATCAAGTACAAAAAAGTCGGAGAAGATTATTACCATGTAGGTTACAGTTCATCCAATATTGATAATGTATTGAAATGGCGTGATGAGTGTTTTGAACTTGTTGATGTGAAAGTGACCAATGCAGACAGGATAAGGAATATGTCGGATGAAGAAATGGCGGAACGTATCGCAAGCAGTCCGAACTTTAATTGTGCTGATTATTGCGATAGCTTTACACAGGGATGTACTTTTAACTGCGGTAAGAAAGGCAGAGAAATAGCATTAAAATGGCTTCAATCGGAAGCGGAATAGGAGAGAGTATGGAAGATATATATTTATTCAAAGCCAAAAGGCTTGATAATGGAGAATGGGTGCAAGGTAATCTTATTCAAAGCTGTGATGCAACAGATGGATGGGAATCAATTATAATTCCTGTCAAGAATAGTAATATGTTTACAAAACATATTGGACATGGTTACGGAAACCTTGGATTTGAAAATTGGTACAGAGTTAACCCATCCGCCATCTGCCGATGCACAGGACTTAAGGATAAGAACGGCAGACTGATTTGGGAGAATGATATTGTAAAAATAAATAATAGCAAGGCAAATACGGTTATAACATTTAGAGATTTTGAAATTATATGTACAATTCCTAACGAAAAATATTATAAGCATAGGCTTGAATATGATACTGAATATGAAGTTGTCGGAAACGTATTTGACAATCCGGAATTGTTGGAAAGCGAGGGATAATATGACGGAGAGTGAAGCAATTAAGATATTGAAGAAAGACAGTTGTTATGAATGCTCACAAGGCACAGACAGCCCGCTTAATTGTGAATATGTGGAATGCAGAGTTGCGAAAGCTACTAGAGTAGCAATTAAGGCACTGGAAGAGGTTCAGAAGTACCGCGCAATCGGCACGCCGGAAGAATGTCGGGCGGCGATGGAGAAACAGGCGGAAAAGAAAGTGTTGCACAATGAAAAAGCGAAGAGATATTTTTGCCCGACATGTGAAAGAAAATGCAATTATATGCACAGCTTATATTGCTCTGGATGCGGTCAAAAATTAGATTGGAGTGATGAAGAATGATGTTTCAATCGTACATAAATTTCTTTCTGCTAATACTTATAGCCATTAGACTAGATATTCTAACAAAATTTGGAGTTAATCTTTTTTGCGTTCTGTCAGTTATAGCAATGATTGGACATGAGATTTTTGATTATTTGAAGAAAGGAGATAAAAACGATGGGACTGATTGATGCAAATGCACTAAAAGAATATTGCATGCGTGCAAGTAAATCTGATGATGATTTTAGGAGAGTAAGTTTGGCAACATTGGCGAGCGTGATAGATGCACAGCCGATTGCCTACGATGTAGACAAGGTTGTGCAGCAGTTGGAAAAGCTGAAAAGCCTTGTACCAGTAAATAGGGTACTTGATGATATCGTAAATGAAAAACCAAAGGAATTAGGAATGCTTATGGCATATAGAAAAGCAATCGAGATTGTGAAAGGCGGTGGAGTAGATGCGAAAACCGATTTCTAAATCCGTAAGGAAACAGGTGTATGCGAAATACAATGGGCATTGTGCTTATTGTGGCTGTGAAATACCGGAGAAAGGTTTTAACGTAGACCATTTACATTGCCTTAGAAATTATGAATACACAGAAATAGACGTGCATGATATCAAAAATCTTATGCCGTCCTGTGGTTCGTGCAATCGGTATAAGTCAACGATGGACTTAGAGGACTTTAGAAAAGAGCTGCAAAAAATACCAGACCGGCTGAAAAGAGATGTGTGTACATACAATATAGCCTTGCGGTATGGCATGGTAAAGGAAAATAGAGAACCTATAAAGTTCTATTTTGAAATGGTAGGTGGCGGAGATGGCAATTAAGCCGATTTTATTTAACACAGAGATGGTTCGGGCGATTCTGGACGGACGGAAGACTTGCACCAGACGTGTGATAAAGCCACAACCAAAATCAGGGCTATGTTATACATATGGAGGTAGCCACAAGGATTGTATAGGAAAATGGACATATCCAAACAGGGGAGCACACAAACTTTGGGGCGAAGAATATAAGCTTCCGGAAAATATAAAGGATGAGGAATTAAGCAAACGATGGAATCCGCCATATCACACGGACGATACCCTGTATGTAAGAGAAACATGGAAAAAGGCTCCGAATGGATACTATTACTACGAAGATTGGCAAAGAGGTGGTATTGCAGATCTTACGAAGTGGAAACCATCCATCCATATGCCGAAAGAAGCCGCACGGATCTGGCTTAATGTTACGAATGTGAGAGTAGAGCGGCTGCAGCAGATTACGGAAGTCGGCATACGGGAAGAAGGAATTGAGGTAAATCCGAATGAATGCGCTGGTAAATTTGATTTCATCTCTGAATTATTTCTCTTATTTCAGAAACTGTGGGATTCCACCATCAAAAAATCTGACTTGACGCGCTATGGCTGGGATGCGAATCCTTGGGTGTGGGTGATCGAATTTGAGCGGTGCGAGAAGCCGGAAGGAGTGTAAGGTATGAGTAAGAGCAGAGCTAGTAAAATGAACGGCTATCGTAGCATGGTAAGCCGTCAGAAAAATGATGTTTTTAAGTTTAAGCCTAAGAAGAAAAAGAAAGGGTGATTCAGAATGAAGATTTTAAGCAAGAAGAAATACAATAAACTCATTGAAGATTTTGAGGAATCGCAGAAAAAGGTCGAGGAACTCAAAAGGATAAACGAGAGTATCGGGAAAAAGCTGGAAGATAAAAAGACAAGTTGCAAGGCAAATGTTGGAAAAGATTTTTGTAATGTTTGCAAAAATTCTTACAGTTATAAGAACTATAATGGGCTTATTCCCATTAACTGTGTAGGTTGCTTGCTTGCTGTGCCTTGTGAGGATTTTAAGAGAAAAGAAAGTAGGTGATTCAAAGTGAGTAACAATGTAGAGATAGTAATAGCACAGGCTTTAATGATGAGAATTAAAGATTATGCAGAAAGAGCCTTGGATAAAAAAGATGTAACACTTGATATGGCTATGGTTGAAATACGTGATACAGTTGACGCTTATGACGAGTATTTTCAGACAGGCAGAAAGCCACAGTAACTAACTAAAAATCAAAGAAAGGAATAGGTTGTCGCGACATAAAACCGAGGTTTCCTTTTGGTAGATTTTATGGATTTTGAAAATTATTCTTGTGATAATCAAATGAGCATATTTGACTTCACAAGAGAACCAATTAGCATAACAAAGCCTATTCGTTTAATAGAACTTTTCGCCGGCTACGGAAGTCAGGCAATGGCACTAAAGAGAATAGGTGCTAAGTTTGAACATTACAGAGTTGTGGAGTTTGATAAGTACGCTATTGCAAGCTATAACGCAGTACATGGTACGGATTTCCCCACAATGGACATAACAAAGGTTCATGCAGAAGATTTGAATATCTGCGACACAGAAACCTTTACTTACTTACTTACTTACTCATTCCCTTGTACGGATTTATCGGTTGCCGGGAAACAAGCTGGAATGTCTAAGGGAAGTGGTACGAGAAGCGGTCTGCTGTGGGAAGTTGATAGAATACTAACAGAAATCAGAGATAGTAACGGAGAATTACCACAGATTTTGTTCATGGAGAACGTGCCACAAGTACATAGCCAGGATAATATGCCCGATTTTATAAAGTGGCTAGACTTTCTCGAAAGTCTGGGTTACACAAATTACTATCAAGATTTAAACGCTAAAAATTATGGTGTAGCACAAAAGCGTGAAAGATGTTTTATGTTTTCGTTCCTGGATGAATGCAATTATAATTTTCCACAGCCTATACAACTTACAAAAAGAATACGTGATTATCAAGAAAAGGTAGTTGATAACAAATTCTATGCAAGTGATAATGCATTGAAAGGATTTGCGGAACACGCAAAAAAGCAGAAGGAGAAAGGAAATGGTTTTCATGCAGTTATTAAAGATGTTGATGACATATCACCTACAATAACAGCCAGATATTGCAAAGATGGTTCTGATTGTCTTATAAAAGTTGCCGGAAGAATACGAAAGCTAACACCGAGAGAGTGTGGACGGCTGATGGGTGTATCTGATGAAGATATTGACAAAATGGCAGCAGTGAACAGCAATACGCAACTATATAAGCAGTTCGGCAACTCAATAGTAGTAGATGTTATGTGTGCTATGTTTAAAAACTTAAATATCAACCAATAAAATAAGGAGAAATGGCTTATGAAATTTACAAAATTCATTAAGCCAGAACTTGAACAAATCAAAGAAAATGCCAATTTCACGGAAGAAGAGGAGAGGATTTTCTCTCTTCTCTGCCGTGGTTTTTCACAAAAGCAAATATCCACAAAAGAAAATCTATCACTAAGAACGATAGAGTACAGAGTGAGAGATATCAAAGATAAAATAGAAAGAACGGGGGTATTTGATTGGATGAAAAAGAACTGTTGA